CTTCGCATTCACCGTCTTCTGCTTCTGTCTCTTCTGCGATTTCTTCTGTTTCCTCTTCAGTTACAGGTTCTTCGCTTCCGCTTTCTGCATCTTCGGCCATGCGCTTTTTAATAAACTGATAGATTTCTTCAAGCGAATACTCTGCATTAGGGTCATCGTCTTTTGTTTCTGTGGCATTTTCCACATCTTCCTTGACGTTTTCCTCTGCATATTCACCGAGTGTTTCAGGCTCTCCATCAGTCATTTCTTCTGTCTGTTCTTCAACAGCTTCACTCTCAACCAAAGGTTCTCCTTCTGCTGGAGCGACTGTTTCCGGAGTGTCCTGCATTGCCTGTGTATCAAGACGTTCAAAAAGGTCAGCCACTGTTTTAGCTGCTTCTTTGGCTGTAGCTTCGTCCTGTTCTTTCACAGCTTTGAAGTCATCCAGGAAGCGAGAGAGCTTTCCTTTTTCTTCGTTATCAGGTAAGTCACTGATAATCTGTTTGAGCTCATCTACTTTCTGCGCTACTTCCTCGTCCGAGAGTGTGTCCTTAGAAGATACGAGTTCATCGAGCTTCTGACGGAACATTCCCATGTCGTTATCTGTAGTCATTAAGCGCTTACGAGCTGCTCTAAATAAACCGGTTAATAACATTTAAGGTCTCCTATACCTTTATAGTCATTTCAGACTTTTTGTAATAAATGCGATAATTGCACCGATTGCAGTCACCGCAGTTCCAAACAATACAAGGCCGGCACTGATTGTCTCTGTTGTAAATCCAAGAGTCAGCAATAATACTGCTCCAAGACCGAACAGCACCCAGCCTATAAGTGTTAAAACTTTCTTTGTTTTATCACTCATACATTCCTCCTTATCTGTATAAATCAAAGACCGTGCCTTTTACGCGGTCAAATATGCTCATATAACAGTCTGTTTGTTTGACATTATTTGTATCCTTCGTTATATTTGACTTAAGGCTTCCTGTGGTTGACTCTTGTTGAGAGAGTGTTCCGTCATCATTGACCTGCCACCGTAGGGAAGCCTTATTTATTTCTTCTAACTCCAATGAATAAATGCGATGTCCATGTTCCGTTGTTTCTTTTACGGTAATAAGAGCGTCAAATGGAGTTCCATCATCCATGGTATCCTGGGCCACAAATCTATTGATTTTTACATAAGATTGGCCATGTTTCTCATCACTATGTGTTTTTATAAGTTTTGCTTTTTCAAATAGCTCTGCAATTCTCCTAACTGCTTCAAAGTGCTGATCTCCTGAAAACCCATTGTCTACAGACTTCTTTATAGCGACTCCACTTGTCATCTTATTAAAGCCTTCCATAGCCAGCTGGGCAGTAATTCCGGTTGCCTTATTTGGCAATTCTTTATGCATAGAGCTTTGTAATTCTGCTTTTAGTTCTTTGCGCCATTCGTCATTGGTCTTTTTAGGAGCGGGGCCTTTTGACTTTTCTGCTGGTTCTCGCCATGTTCCGTCCTCCTGCTTCTGTAATCCGGTTTTCTTTGATATATCGCCAGGGTTGTACTTTGTATCCTTTGCCAAACGTACCAGGTCAAACACCGTCTGTACCTTTGGCGCCTTATCCATAACAACCGCATCTTCGCCACCGCGTCCGGCAGGGAGAAGTGCGAGATGATTTACGTCCGTTATCTCGGTCATAATGATGTCGTAAGGTTCACCTTTTGGACTTGTTCCCTGGCTCCAATGGAACTCTGCAAGATAGCCTGGAGATAACTGTCGCTCTCCGTTCTCATAGGCATAAAATGCTTCATCGTCCATGAACATGACGTTGCTTCTGATACCAACCTCGTCCTTGTCCTTCAGGTAATCTACAAACGGATTCTCTCCGGTATATCCTATGGCAAGGTCACGGAAGTTCTGCCCGTCAACCGGACACTGCGGATGATGATGTGTGAGAGGGAGTAATTTAAACTTGTCGCAGGCAGCAGCGAGTACGTTTGCCGGTCTGTAGACCTTATAAATGTCTTTTTTTTCTGTCCACTGTGGTGCTCCGGAACCTGGAAAGGGTACTCGTAAACTTGGGAGCTCCTCATATGCATAGTCATATATGCCGCTGACTGCGATTCTTATATTTTTGAGTTCTGCCATCTTACCTTTATAGTTCTTTTAATATTCGCGTATACGCACGAGAAAGGGCCTGTGAGCAATCTTTTTGATGTAAACGTGAAATTATACCAACTTATGAATAAAACGTTATATTTGAAAAAAAGTGGCCAGGCTGTTACACCTGACCGGAGATATAAAATGACACACGACCTTCCTTAAAAAAAATCAGTCTGCGGCTGGAAGCACACCGCAAACCGTCACGTCTTAAGGTATACGTGCAGCCTTATTCACTGTCTATAATGTACCGGCAGACTTCTTTCCAATACCACAATGGCATGGATACAAGTCCGGTTTCCTCATCATAGGTAACAACAAGGTTTCCGTCCTTATCGTAAGGATCAGGTACAGCACCGGAGCTACTTCTGACGGTTCGCGTACTCGTGCAGGAGCTTAATGCTAGCATCAAAATCAGAACGAGGGTCGCCTGTTTCCATCTTTGACTTCGTTTCATTCTTTGTCTTTGCATCGTCAATCTTCCTTTCAATTTCCTTGCACTGTTTGTTTCCGACATACATCAGTATCAGTACAGCAACTGCGTATGTTCCGCATATGACTCCAACCAGGACCGCTGTTATTGTCATGACTTGTCTCCAAACCTTATGTCCTTGATTTTATCCAGGACTATCGAGAAATAAACCGGTGAAAAACAAGCTGCTATTCCGATTCCGGAATATAAAACATCGGTTACCTGTATCTCTGCAGAACGAATAAACTTGTAGGTACACCACACGGTAATCCATACCGCAGAGAATATCTGTCCAATCAGTGAAGCGGACTTTGCTTTTATAGCTTTCTGTTCTTCCATAGCTCAGTCTCCGTATCTGTATATGATTGTGTAATACACACCGGTTGGATTTATAGCCGGATAGTGCGGTTCAAACAGTACGTTTCCAAACTTATCCACTCGTCTGAAATGGGTTTTACTTGGCCCATTCTGACTGATTTTCTGTATAAAATAGTCACCACGTCTGCTTCCTTCCGGAATAGAAGGATAATAATGGACTTCTCCGTCACGGAATGTTCCGACCTCGTATACAAGGCCTTTGTAGTTCTTCAGTTCTTTAAGCGCAAGGTTTGCAATCGCAGCCGAGTTTATTACGCAGTCGTTTGCGTTGATATATCTCAGTTCATGCGCGACATCCCATATTTTATTGAGCTGAACCACGTTTAATGCTTTACCGGTTGCGTCCTCTGCAATGTTACAGGCCGCTCGGAAAAAACACCCAATCTTCTGTATTGATAAATACAGACCACTCGCATTCTGTGACAGACAATACACTAATTACCTCCGCGCTCAATTAACCGGTCGAGTTTTATTTCTATGCGGCTGCAAGTGCCGGTTATCGAGTTCACTGCATTGGTGAGTGTCGCAATTGACGACTCGTGAGATGTGACCTTGTTGTCTATGCGGTCGAGTCTGTTTCTGTCTTCTGCAGCGCGTTCGGTGTTGTGCTGTACCTGTTGTGTAATCTTGCCATATTTAGTACTCAAATCAGCCACCTTCCAAATTATGCCTGCAACAAAGCTCGCAATTCCTATTCCAAATGTTATGCTTGCAGCAACCGTCATTAAACCACCTCACTTTTATAGTCATTCGGCCCATTCTACAGGTACAAGACCACAACGACAGTTATAGTCGTCTATTTCGTCAGGCAGGTTCCTTATATCAAACACTTGTCCGTCTAAAGCTTTATGGCTAGCTCTTACGCGGACGTCATGCGTTGTTACCCACTTAACTTTCGTGACTCCGGCATTCACAAACGTTGATAATGTTGTGGCCTTGTTTAACCTTGAGAGCTGATCGCGTGCAAAGAACTGTGCCATTCGAGCAGAATCGTGCAATAGTCCTTTTGTCACTTCTTCTATATCCAACGTGTCACTCTTTCCGGTGACATAGTCGTTTATCTTTTCCAGGAGCTGTTTTTTCAGCCAGTTTTCTTCCCAGCCGATACGTTCCACCGTGTTGTTCAAATACAGTGTGCGCAGATTGTCCATGTTCTCGTTGTACAGTTCTCTCTTATCAATAGAGAATGAGCGGAGTATATCTGCCATTTTACCGGACGCGTCACTGCTTAACCGTTTGGTGTAGTCCTGTTGATTCTGTAAGAGTATCTTTGCGACTTCGTTTTCAAAGTCCTCTCCTATAGGCACAGGGTTTTCTGTATCCCAGGAGCTTTCAAGATTGGTAGCAGCGCTCATCAGTGATGATTTGAGTTGTACTGCCTTTTCTGCGTTCCTGGCTTCTTCTTCCTGACGTCTCATATCTTCAAAAAAAGACATAAGGAGCTGAAGGTCATCACCTTCTGCGTCTGTAGTAAGCTCACCGCTTTTAACCTTTATGCCGGCGGTGTGTACCTGCACCATAAACTCGCGGAGAATCTTGCGGACTATTTTGTCATATGCTTTTTTTAGAACGTTCTTAAACCGGTTCTCTATACTGAACACAGGTCGAGGGATTCCCTGCCTCTGCATTCGAAGGAACCCCTCTGCTGTGCCTTTGGCATAAACGTAACCGTTAAGCTTTCTTACTTTTGGTTGTTGTTGTGCCATACTTCAAATATTCGTAAGTTGTGTTTAGAACCGGTGCAATCTTGCGGAGTTCCTCGTCTGTCGGCTCGCTCGTTGGAATCCCGGTCATCCAGGAAGAGACAGGAATACCTGCTTCCTTTGCTATCTGATCCCAAGTCTTACCGCTTGCCTTTTTACATTTTAAAATACGTTTATAAACTTTTGTCATCATAACCCTCCTAATGTGTTCTGCATTGGCTGTCCGTCACGTCCAGCGTTGAACATACTCCACAGATTATTATCCATGCCTTCTGCTTCACCACCGCCAAGGCTCTCTAATACCTTTTGGTCTATCTCTGCGCTTGGTACAAACTTGTGCGCCATATCCATAGCCTGGGAGAGTGGGATACCCATAGAAACAAGGCCACCGGCTATCTGTGCAAACGATGAGCCTAACTGTGCCTTATCCATGTCGCTGAGAATTACACCGTCATCAGCTTTAATGCGCACTTCCTTTGCGTGCTTTGCCTGTTCGCTGTTCTTACCAAAGCATGAGTATACAAGGAGCTCAATACAGTTCTTAAATGACGGAGCAACGTTATTAAATAACAGACGGATACTCTCTGACTGCTTTAATGTCATATCGATTGTGTTGTCGCTTGCTAAACCGCTTGCTTTCTCTTCGAACAGTGCGCTTGAAGGAACACTCGCACTTGATGAGAGTGCAAGACGAGCTTCTGTGATAAGCTGCTGGAATCCGGAATAAGTGCGTTCAAGAATCTTAATCTCGCCGACAGAGTTTATTGCCTTAGGGTGAAGAATAGACCACTCGCGCATTTCTGCTTCATTCTGCTTAAAGAACTGCTTTGCGTATTCGGGGCCGTTTTCTATAATCATTCCGTCTGCAGGAAACTGATGATACATGAGCGACATCTGCTGTGCCATAATAGGGAGCGACATCTTCATAATCTCGTAAGATTCATAATCTTTAATCCAGCCCTCAAAGTCTGATGTGCTCCATCCCATCTGCCTGATAGCACCCCAAAATGGGAGCCTTACAGGTTTAATCATTGCACATCTTTGTGTTGATACACGGTAACCGCCGAGAGGGATAAAGAGAGAGCGTGCATAAAGATAGTCCTGGGCTGTGATATTGTAGTCCGGTACAAATACACAGTTCCAACGGTCTGCCTTTACCCAATAGCGAATGAAGTCCTTTTCAGGGAGTGTTTCAAGGAGCTGTTTCTTTGACATCTGTGTACGCAGAGGATTATCACCGATAAACACCGGATATACTGTCGCACCGCCAAATATAAGCGCCTGTGTTATTCCGTCTGCATATGCTTCTGCAAACCCTGTTTTATTTGCGTAATCTTCAAGCTCTGCAAGGTCGTCAGGCGAGAGCGCAGAACACTCAAACTTTACACCGTCCAAAGACAGACAGCCGGCTTTCTTGTTAATGATACGTGCCGGAATGCCACCGTTGGCATAGTAGCTTGTGGCTTCTGTTGGTGTGATAGAAACCGGAATAAACGACTGTGTTTCCATTCCTGGGTCTATCATTGTGCCGATACCGGACACCGGATTGTAATAACCGTCCTTTGTAATGCCGTTAGCATTCAAGGCCAAACGTCCGCGTTCTTCTGCAATAAAACGCTCGATGTTTTCCTTTGTCTTTATACGCATAGACTCACGCATTTCTGACGCAGTCTGTACCGCACCGTCATTACAGAGGTTATCTTTGACGATAGCGTACATCTCGTCCCTGATCATGTTCAGTTCAGAGCTGTCGAGAACTATCTCTTTTGCACTGTCCTGCGTCATACCGTCCGGTTCATGATTTGCTATTAATTCAAAGACACGTCTGTGGTGCTCGTTAGTTTCCGTTTCTGTTAGCGATTTGAATGTAGCCATTCTCTTTCACGTTCTCCCTTGATAATTCTTTTAAGTTTAAGAAGTCTGCATCGCTGCGGACTAACCTGTAAATCACATATTCCAAGCCGTCACAGATATGATCAGGAGCTTCTTCTCCTTTTCCTTTTTCAGGCTGTCCGTTGTCTGCATACTGCCTTGTCTTTAATGCTTCAGACACAATATCTGTATCCTTGCAGTCAAATACTTTGAGCAATCCCATGCGGAACAGTTTATTCACATAGAATACGCGGTCGATTATGCGAGGGTTGGCAGAGCCTATGCGACACTGAATACCTTCTGCAACTATCTCATCTTTATAGCCCTTTAGTATTTCTTTACCGGAAGAGTCCGGGTACCATAAAATCTGCTGCTGTGGATACGTTGTCCTTATAAGTCGAGGAGCAACACCAATGTCCGCAAAGCTCCAGCCACGTACGATATACAGAACCTTGTCCTTTTTAACGATTG